TTTGCTCCTTTAGGTTGGTTATCGTGGTTTAGGGTTGTAACCCAGCCCAGCTATGTACCGGGCAGTTTCGGCGCGGTATACGCCGTTGGCTTGCTTGTGGTGGGCTACACTTGTGTACTTGTTCCCACCTTTACCATTCGAGCCTTGCTCGTATGCGGTGACCTTTTTTGCTATCACCTCGCCACAGTCTAGGCATACGTGGTAGCCCAGTCTGGTTTTTCGCTCGCGCGGGTACAACCCGTCGCACAAAGCGCACACGGCGCTTTCTTCCAGCACAACTTGTTTAACTTTCATCGCTTCGCTCCTTTTGTGTTTCCGGACAACGTTGTCCGGATTTGGAATAGCAGGTAACTACCAACAAAAATAAATGAGATACATAAACTAAATTAACCTATCTTTTTTGCAGGCAATAACTGCCGTAACGAGCGTCTATTATAGCACATTAAATATGTTTTGTCAAGTTTGTGGGTGTTCAGTGTTGTTGCGTGGCGTTTTGTTTAGTTGTACAGGCGGAGGGTTTGTTACTTTTTTGTTGGCGGCGCAAGTGCTTGATATGCCTAGTGAAATTGGCATTTTTGGGCGTTTTGTTACTTTTCTGTTACTTTTTGTTTTTCGTAAGTTGTTGAATATAAAGGAATGTTACTTTGTTACCTCTGTTACCTCATTTTTTTTACCTTCCTACGTTTGGTTTTTGCAAAAGGTGGGTAAGACAGGCGGAGTTGGTACAAAGTCAGGTCGGCCCTGAGAGATTCACAGGGAAGCCAAAAGTTGAGGTAACAGAGGTAACAAAGTAACAAACAAAATATATATATATATATAATATAATATAATTAATAATAATAATAATAACTAAACTAAACTAACATTCTAACTAGTAAAAAACCCACGAACTTGAAAAGTTCTCTGTTACCTTTTGCCTACTGAAAAAGTAACAAAAAAGTAACATCTTTAACTTCGTGTGCTAAGTTGTTGAATTGATTGCGATTCAAGGTTTTCCATTTCCGGACAACTTTGTCCGGATTTGTCTAATGCACCTACTAGCAGAGCGCCGATTGAGAACTGGTGACGCGCGGTGAGACTTTGTGAATCCGGACAACTTTGTCCGGAAATGGAAAACGTAGCCGGGTGCGGTCGGGTGGTAGGTGAGGTGGTAGAACAGACAAGTTTAGCCAGTAGCAGAGCGCCGATTGAGAACTGGTGATGAAAATCACGGGCAAAAAAAAAGCCCCGACCGAAGTCGGGGCCAAGTGAGCGGGGACTACTTTTTCTTGGATATGGCGAACGAGCCTTTGTATTTCTGCCCGTAGCCGGTCTTGATGGCTTTCGCCTTTCCGTGCTTAGACGATAATTCGTCAATTACAGGTTTTAACTGCTTTTGAATGTCGCACATGAATTGCGTTTGCGGCACTTTATCAGTGCCGGACAGTGCATCGTGCATTGCCATCAAACCACCGATTATCCTCTCCTCTATCGACCACGTAGCGCGGTCTCCCTTACCACCAGTGCCGTCGGCACCCTGCGCAGCGTTGCCGCGCAGCACGTAAACCACCTGAGTTAAAAACGCCATCACAAGGCGGCGGATAGTCCGCCGTGCGTTCTCAAGCACGTCCTTTTCGTCGTCGCTGAGTTTGGCCCTTTCTTGTTTGGTCATTTTAAGAATTTCAGCGAGCCTTGCGTTGCCGTCAGCGTAACCGCGACCGACTTCGTTAAAGACGGCAACGTGCACGACGTTGCCCTCCACAAACTGGTCAATTGGTACCCATTCTGGTTTTATACCCAATTCAGTAAATGCGGCGGCCTGAGCCTGAATCGCTTCCGCGCTTGCGCGGTGCGCTTTGCCAAAATTGAAAGCGTGACCGGTTGCTACAGATTTTGCGATTGTGATTTGGTTTTCCATAAAAATTACCTTTTTAAAAGAGTCGAGCGGAATTGCTCGACTTGGGACGTATGCTAAACGAGTTTACCCTAGATTGCAGCTCGTTTTTCCGGAACCGGACAACGTTGTCCGGATTCGATACCCACCGCCCCCCTATGGCCCCATAATTGGTTTGGTTCCATACACGTCTATATACAAACTATTCCGCGCAAATGACCCCCACCCCCTAACTTTCCAAAATCCCAACTTAGCTACCCCACCCCCCTGTTTTACGGGAACCCCCCGTCAGGAGTCCCAAGGTACTTAGCGAATATCGAAAACCTCAACACATTCCAAAAACTATTGTTTTTTCTCATTTATATCCTATACTTGCGCCAACAGCTTTATGCTTGCGAAAAAGGTTAGTTTCTTGATCGAAATTACCGTAACTCCAGAGTTTGGGATTGAAATCCCGAGCAACGTCTCGTACATGGACCTAAGAACCCGTGCAGAAGCGGCGTGTAAGACCATAAACGAGCTACAAAACCACGGTTTGGACGTCAAAGTCACCGAAGAAGACCGAGATGTGGCGAGTACGCTACTAACTACCTACGCCGGGGACCCCGATACCACCTCAAAAGCCGCCACTGACCGGCGAATAGCCAAGCTAACCACGGGCGCTTTGTTAGAAACCCACCGAATACTAGACGAGTACGGCAGAGTTATCGTCGGCCACGCCGCAGAAATACGAAATACTGTCGTAAACAAGTTGGTTATAGAGTCAGAAAACACCGATCCGCGAGTACGGCTTAAGGCTTTGGAACTTCTTGGCAAGATGTCTGACGTAGGATTGTTCACCGACCGTAAAGAAGTAACCGTTACCCACAAAACTACTGAATCTCTGCGCGATAAACTTCGTGAGAAGCTGGAGATACTGAAAAGCGAGGTTGAAATAACCGATGCCGAGTACGAAGTAGTGAAAGAAAAGTAGCGGGGGGAAACCAGTGAACACCGAAGCTGACGCCAAACCGGGAAAACCAGATTTTACCCCCGAAGAGATAGAACTACTCCTACAAAACTTAAATTCGTACTCCCCAGAAGAACAGTACGAGCTGTACAGGATTGTGAGCGAGCTGGAGGCTAAAAAGAAAGCAGAAGCAGCCAAAGACGACCTCATTGAGTTCTGTAAGTTCCTTCAACCTGACTATAAAGTAGGTAAACATCATCGAATTTTGGCCGATCTTTTGATGGAAATTGAGCGTGGCCGCGAGTACAACGACGAGGGAAACCCCCTAAAAGGGACTGGAAAAGACCGAATATGTGTCAATATGCCGCCCCGTCATGGCAAATCTCAGCTTGTTTCTATCTATTTTCCGGCGTGGTTTTTGGGGCGAAACCCAGATAAAAAGGTGCTGATGGTGTCCCACACGACAGACCTCGCTGTAGATTTTGGTAGGAAAGTGCGAAATATAATCTCAAGCCCAGCCTACCAAGAAGTATTCCCCAGCGTACAGCTTGCCCAAGACAGCAAAAGCGCGGGCAGATGGAATACAAATCTGGGTGGTGAGTATTTTGCCTGTGGTGTTGGTTCAGCCCTTGCGGGACGCGGCGCGCACTTACTTTTGGTGGACGACCCCCACAACGAACAAGACATTATTAACGGAAATTTGGATGTTTTTGATAAAGCGTACGAATGGTTTACGTACGGCGCACGTACACGTCTAATGCCCCAAGGTCGTGTAGCAATTATCCAAACCCGGTGGCACATGGATGACCTGACTGGTCGCGTAACCCGCGATATGGCCCAAAACCACTTAGCCGACCAGTACGAAGTTGTTGAATTTCCAGCTATTTTAGAAGTAGAACGGGACGTAGAAGACCCCGAAAACAACAATAAAATAGTAAGAAAACTCGTTGACGTACCCCTATGGCCTGAGTTTTTTGATCTGGACGCGCTATACCGCACTAAGGCTTCAATGCCTGCGTTCCAATGGAATTCTCAGTACCAACAGCACCCAACGTCAGAAGAAAGCTCTATAATAAAGCGCGAGTGGTGGCAATCATGGACAAGAGAAGACCCGCCACGGTGCGAATATATTATAATGACGCTAGACGCCGCTGCTGAAGCTAACAACCGGGCGGACTTTTCTGCGTTTACTATTTGGGGTGTGTTTTTCTACGAGGGCGGCATTTACGAGCGTGGCGTAGATAAAGACGGGAACACAAGCAACACAAGCAACACAAGCAATGAAGACAACCAGAACACCAGAAAACTCCTTGGTGTACCCAACACTTACAATATAGTGCTGCTTAATTCGGTCAAGCGGCGGTTGGAGTTTCCAGAGCTAAAAGACCTAGCTATACAACTGTATACAGAGTGGAAGCCAGACGCGTTTATTGTCGAGAAGAAGAGCAGCGGAACGCCGTTGTACCAAGAACTTCGTAGAACAGGTATGCTATTGCAAGAGTATACGCCGACGCGCGGTACTTCTAATAACCCTAATACAAAGATGGCGCGGTTGAATTCCGTTGCTGATATAGTACGTTCTGGGTTGGTATGGGTACCACAAACACGTTGGGCCGAAGAGCTAGTAGAAGAAGTGGCTGGATTTCCTTTTATGTCCCACGACGACCTTGTGGATACTATGATAATGGCACTGATGCGGTTCCGGCAAGGTGGGTTTATTTCTTTGCCGTCTGACGAAGACCAAGGTGTGCAATATTTTAAAGGTAGGCGCGGCGGCGCGTACTACTAAAGGTAATTAATCATGGCAATCGAAAAGAGCATATATCCTGAACAGGGCGAGTACCCACAAGAAGTAAGCCTCATAGACATAATGTCCAGTGAACCGGTTGAAGTAGAACTGGAAGACGGCAGTGTCGAGATAACTTTTGGTGGGGGAGAAAATGAAGATGTTGATTCCGCGCCGTTCGATGCCAATCTTGCGGACTACATGGATGAGAAAGCACTGCAAACCCTTTCGTCCGACCTTATGGGCTACGTCGATACTGATATAGAAAGCCGTAAGGATTGGGCCGATACGTTTGTCAAAGGCTTAGAGGTACTGGGTTTCTCGTACGAAGAGCGCACTGAGCCGTGGGAAAATGCTTGCGGGGTGTACAGTAACGTGCTGGCCGAAGCAGCAATCCGGTTCCAAGCCGAGACCATGAGCGAAACGTTCCCTGCCGCAGGGCCAGTAAAGACAAAGATTATTGGCGAAATAACCCGCGAAAAAGAAGATGCCGCTATGCGGGTTAAGGCGGATATGAACTACGAACTGACTGAGGTGATGGTTGAGTATCGCCCAGAGCATGAAAGGATGCTTTATAGCCTTGGTCTTGCAGGTTCTGCGTTTAAGAAAGTTCACTTTGACCCAAACATTGGGCGACAAGTTGCTACTTATATACCTGCCGAAGACGTAATTGTTCCCTATGGCGCGTCTAATATTGAGAGCGCAGAGCGTGTTACGCACATCATCCGTAGGACCAAGAATGATTTAGTTAAGCTGCAAGTTGCAGGTTTCTATCGAGATATAGACCTTGGCGACCCCGTTTCGTTCCATACAGATATCGAAGAGAAGAAAGCCGAGGAAGGTGGGTACACGCTAACTTCCGATGACCGGTATGTTCTACTTGAGATACACGCTGATTTGATTATTAACGGCGTAGATGGGGGAGATGAGGACGAAGAAGAGCTGCAAATTGCCAAGCCCTACGTTGTTACTATCGAGCAGGGTTCAGGCGAAGTTCTTGCTGTCCGCCGCAACTGGAATCCCGAAGACCCACTGATGTTGAAGCGTCAGCATTTTGTACATTACGTATATGTACCGGGTTTTGGTTTTTACGGTTTAGGTTTAATTCACATTATCGGTGGCTACGCGCGCGCCGGTACATCCTTGATACGTCAGCTCGTTGATGCTGGAACTTTGTCGAATCTGCCGGGTGGCTTGAAGAGCCGTGGTATGCGGGTTAAGGGCGACGATACTCCGATTGGCCCCGGCGAGTTCCGTGATGTAGACGTGCCCAGCGGTAGCATTAAAGAAAATATTATGACGCTCCCTTATAAGGAGCCGAGCCAGACTTTGTTAGCGCTTCTACAGCGTATTACTGAGGAAGGCCGACGGCTGGGGGCTATTAGTGATATGAACATAAGCGACATGAGCGCGAATGCCCCGGTTGGCACAACGCTTGCGTTGCTGGAAAGAACACTCAAACCGATGGCGGCGGTCCAAGCCCGCGTTCACTATGCCATGAAGCAGGAGTTCAAGTTGCTCCGCGCTATCATTGCTGAGTACGCCCCGGAAGAGTATATGTACGTGCCTGACCGTGGTGAGCCGCGCGCCCGACGCGCCGATTACGCTATGGTGGAAGTAATTCCCGTCAGCGACCCCAACAGCAGCACAATGGCCCAGCGAGTGGTCCAGTATCAAACCGTGTTGCAGATGGCGCAGGCCGCCCCACAGATATACGACTTACCACAGCTTCACCGGCAGATGATCGAAGTACTTGGTATTAAAAACGCCGATAAGCTTGTACCAACAATAGATGACGTTAAACCTGTTGACCCGGTAAGCGAGAATATGAGCGCCATAACCGGTAAACCCATAAAAGCGTTTATCTATCAAGATCACGACGCGCACATTGCTACCCACCAAGCGTTTATGCAAGACCCGCAGATTGCCGCAACTATTGGGCAAAACCCAGCCGCGCAGCGGATTATTGGGGCGTTGCAGGCTCACGTTGCAGAACACGTAGCATTTAGCTATCGGGCGCAGATGGAACAGAAACTCGGCGTACCGTTACCGGCACCGAACGAAGAGCTGCCAAAAGAAATCGAGGTTCTGCTGTCACAAACTATGGCTAAAGCCGGGATACAACTTTCTCAGCAGAAACAACAAGCTGCCGCCCAGCAGCAGATTCAGCAACAGATGCAAGACCCTGTTATCCAGATGCAGAAGCAGGAACTGGATATCAGAGCCGCCGATCAGCAACGTAAGGCCCAGAAAGACCAAGCTGATGCACAGCTTGCAGCGGCAAAACTCCAGCTTGATAAGGAGAAAGCCGATAAAACTGCGGCTATTGAGTCCGCGCGGGTTGCATCTCAAACACAGCAAGCCAACGCTAAACAAGATTTGGACGAAGCCAAAGCAATTCTTGACTTGGTGAAGGCACAACAAGGACCGTCCCGTGGCTAAGAAGAAAGAATCCGAACCGTTAAAGCTCCACCTTGGGAAGAAAGGCACCAGCATTGGTGATGGCGCAATAAAGCTGGCATCAATGAACAAGCATAAGAAACGTAGTTTCAAATTCTACAGGGGGCAAGGCAGATAACATGGCTAAAACCGTCTTTGACGTGCTTATTGAAAAAATTACGACATCAAGAGAAACACACGAACAGGCATTACTTACCGGTTCTGCAAAGGATTTCGCGCAATATCGCGAAATATGTGGGGTTATTCGGGGTCTTAACGCCGCATTGATAGAAATACACGACCTCTCGCGCAACTATATGGAAGACAATGATGGCTGAAACAGCGTTAGAAAAACGGCGGAAGGAAAAGATTGCTGAAGAAGAAGCTAGACAAGCGGAACTTGAAAAAGCTATTCCGAAGCCTACCGGGTACCATGTTCTTATTGCTTTGCCCAACATCGAGGAAACTTACGGTGAAAGTGGGCTGCTTAAGTCAAATCAGACCGTAAGAGACGAGTATATCTTGTCTACTATAGGCTTGGTTTTGGACATGGGAGACCAAGCGTACAACGATACAGAACGTTTCCCCACCGGGGCATGGTGTAAACCGGGGGATTATGTGATGTTTCGCGCCAATACCGGTACTCGGTTCAAGATTGGCACCCAAGAATACCGATTGATGAACGATGATTCGATTCAGGCAATCGTGCCCGACCCACGAGCGGTCTCTCGCGCATAGGAGCTAAATTATGGCGCTGCAACAAGTAGAGTTTGAATTTCCCGACCCTGACAAAGACGTGGAAGGAACCGTAGTAGAGGTAGACCTAGGACCGGAAGAACACGAAGTTATACAAGTAGACGGGGCTGTAGGACGAAAAACCGTTGATAAAAGCAAAGTTGTTGAATCTGAAGAAGAAACAGTCACTATTGTTGACGATACGCCCCCCAAAGATCGTAACAGGGTTCCGTCCGCCCCACCAAGAGACGTTACTGATGATGAACTTAAGAACTATTCTGAGTCTGTTCAGCAACGAATTAAGCATTTTAGTAAGGGCTACCATGACGAACGTCGAGCTAAAGAAACAGCCGAGCGTGAAAGGGTTGCTATTGAGCAATTTGCTAAGAGCTTAATTGAAGAGAATAAGCGGCTAAAAGGCGACTACGGCAGAAGCCAAGAAGCGTTGCTCGCACAGGCTAAGAAAACCGTAGAGGGGCAGATAGAAACTGCCAAGCGGCAGTATAAACAAGCTTATGATACCGGTGATTCAGACGCTATTGTTGCTGCACAATCGGCCCTTAATGATGCCCAAATTCGGATGTCTAAACTGGCTAGTTTTAAACCACAAAAAGCGGAAGTTACTGATACTTCTTTACAAATTCCAGCCAATGAAGTACAACGGCAAGTACAAGTACCTGCGAATTCGGTACAAAGAGACACTAAAGCTGAAACATGGCGCGATAATAACCCGTGGTTTGGCTCAGACGATGAGATGACAGCCTTTGCGTTAGGCTTGCATAATAAACTCGTCAACGAGGGTGTAGACCCTCAATCCGATAATTACTACGAGCGTATAAATACTCGTATGCGACAAGTGTTCCCCGATCAATTTGACGATGGGGGTAACGAAACGCCGGAACCCACGCCTCGTAAGCGTAGTAATGTTGTTGCGCCCGCTACTCGTAGCACAGCACCTAAACAATATGTGCTGTCCAAAACACAACAAGCTATTGCTAAACGATTGGGGGTAAGCCCGGTGGAATACGCCAAACAGGTTGCAATTTTAGAGAGGAAGCAAAATGGTTGAGAATAGAGTGAGCAGAGACGAAACGAATAGGGACAAGTCTACACGCAGAAAGGCATGGGAACGCCCAGAAACCTTACCCCGTTTTGACCCCGGTCCGGGCTGGGTACCGCGCTGGATTCGTTTGAGTACTCTCGGCCAACTAGACGCCACCAATATTTCCTCAAAGCTGCGTGAAGGTTGGGAACCCGTACTAGCTAGTGATTACCCCGAGATATTGTCTGACCCCGTTGTAGACCAGCGGTTTAAAGACAATGTAATTGTGGGTGGACTGATAGCTTGTAAGGCACCACAGGAAATGGTTGAAGAGCGCAACGCTTACTATAATAAGCAAGCGCATGGTCAAATGCAGTCCGTGGACAACAACCTGATGCGTGAAAACGACCCGAGGATGCCCCTGTTTAACGACAGAAAATCCACGGTTACTTTTGGTAAAGGTTAATTTTTAGGAGCTAACAATGGCTTATCCGACTGTATCTGCCCCTTACGGGCTTGTACCGGTTAAGATGGTTAGCGGCACTCCGTATGCTGGCGTTACTCGTTTGTATTCTATTGCAAGCGGTTATGCGTCCAACATTTTCAAAGGCGATGCCGTTAAGCTCGTAACCGCTGGTACCGTTGAAGTTGACACCGCTGATGCGGCTATGACTCCAATCGGTGTTTTTATGGGCTGTACATACACAGACCCAACAACTGGGCAAAAACTGTTCAGCAACTACTGGCCTACTGGCACAGTTGCTTCAGACGCTCAGGCTTACGTTGTTGACGCAACAGACGTTCTGTTCAAAGTTGCCGTGGTATCTTCTGGTACTACTATTGGTGACCTTGCACTGACTGATCTGGGTGCCAACGTCGCAGGCGTACAGAATGCTGGTAGCACTGCTAACGGTAATTCTAAAGTGGCAATCTCTGATACTTCCGCTACCACAAATACACTGCCTTTCCGCATTGTAGAGCTAGTTGAAGAGACCAAAAACTCATCTGGTGGATACACTGAAGCCCTCGTTAAGTGGAACGCAGGTCATCAGATGTCCAACACAACTGGCGTTTAACGGGAGGTCTGACTAATGGCTATTTCACGCGCCCAGCTCCTCAAGGAACTGCTCCCGGGTCTTAACGCCCTGTTCGGCCTTGAGTATGCTAAGTATGGTGAAGAACACGCTGAGATTTTCGAAACAGAATCTTCAGATCGTTCTTTTGAAGAAGAAACCAAGTTGTCCGGTTTCAGTGCTGCCCCTGTAAAAGGTGAAGGCGCTGCAATCGTATACGACAACGCACAAGAAGCGTGGTCTGCTCGGTACAACCACGAGACAATTTCTATGGGCTTTTCAATCACTGAAGAAGCGATTGAAGACAACCTGTATGATTCTCTGTCTTCACGTTATACCAAAGCTCTGGCCCGCGCTATGGCTTACACCAAGCAGGTTAAAGCCGCTAACATCCTGAACAATGCGTTCAGCGGTTCTGGCGTAACCTACGGTGACGGCAAGACATTGTGTGCCACTGACCACCCGCTGGTTTCTGGCGGCACAAACGGCAACACTCCTTCAGTAGCTGCTGACCTTAACGAGACTTCTCTGGAAGCCGCCGTTATCGCTATTGCTGGCTGGACTGATGAACGTGGTTTGCTGATCGCTGCCAAGCCCAAGAAGCTGGTAATCCCGCCTGCTCTGATGTTCACTGCAACTCGTTTGCTGGACACTGAACTGCGCGTAGGTACCGCTGATAACGACATCAACGCCCTCAAGACCAATGGTTCAATCCCCGGTGGCTACACAGTTAACCACTACCTGACTGATACCAATGCTTGGTTCCTGTTGACTGACGTTCCTAACGGCCTGAAGCACTTTGTCCGTACTCCGATGCAGACATCTATGGATGCTGACTTCGATACTGGCAACAGCCGCTACAAAGCTCGTGAGCGTTATTCCTTCGGTGTCTCTGACCCGCTGGGAATCTACGGCTCTCCCGGAGCTTAATAACGTAGTAAATAGATTGGGGGCTTCGGCCCCCTTTCTTTTTGGGGAAGCAGTATGCCAGACACAAAAACCTGTAAAGACTGCAAAAAAACTTTACCAGTAGAAGATTTCGAAATACTTGAATCTCGGTACGGTAACGGCAAAATATATCGCCGTTCCGTCTGTAGACCTTGCAAAACCAACAATAAAGCCAAACAAATTTCTTCTTCTCCAGAAGCGTATTTAAAAACTTTATCTATACAGCTCCGTTCCAGCCGCCGTAA